CTAGACATTTCCGCGTGCGTAATCCATGGCTAACCACCACCTCGAAAGAGTAGGCGAGGCGACACTCGTATCACGACCAGGGATGGTGTGTGATTTTTTCCATTTGCCGATAGCAAGGCAAATGTATGTCAGGCGATTTACCTGGTGCCGACACCACTGGCTACCTGACATTGAATAGGTGTTTCGACAGTACCCCATCACCCGAGCTGCGGTTCAAAGAATGGGACAGCGGATAGACTTAAGTGTCTCGCCCCGCTATACAAACGTCCGAGTGGCATCGGACCGGCGGCGACCGTTCGGACAGGGAACGGAGGTATCGACTAACACTGTCACCTGTGAACAAGAATAATAACAAGAAACGTGGGACACCCAAGCAGCGTGTCCCTCGTCCTAATCGGAAAGCTGCTAAACCAAGGGTTCGCAACCCTAATCAAACTCGTATCGCACAACTGGCTCGCATGGTTGGTGATCCTTGTAATGGTCCACTCATCAAAGGATTGTACGGTGACCATCGAGGCGTCATGTCTCGATTCCGGTCTACAACTAACGCCGGTGTCCTTGATAGCACATACTCTGTGATATTGTGGAACCCAGCTTGTAAGTCCCCACAGGCCACTGCTACTGGACAGACATTCAACGTACTCTGGTACCAGACAAAGGATCCTACTACAAATCCATCCAACGCGAATTGGGGTTTTAATCCAGTGAATGGAGGAGTTAGTTCAGCTCAAGATCCAGAGAATGTCGCATTGTACGGATCGTCCAGGTCACCTGGGGCCGGCATCGCATCGCAATCCCGCACCCTCGGAGCGTGTATCAAAGCGACATACACCGGAGCACAAGCTGCATTCCAGGGTATGGTTTACCCGTTGACTAACATCCCTACTGACATCATGAGCACTGCCCCTAGTATCAACACCTTCAGACAGTACGCAACGCACGGAAGCCGCAATTTCGAACATGAAGTGAGGTACACCCCAGCTCGAGCAGCTAGTGAATTCACTGACAATTCGAAAATCACTTCCAATTTCATCACTGGGACAGCCGCTGGATTAGAGACTGTTTCACCAGATCCAACGCTCATTGGATTCCTATTCTACAACTGTAACGTCAACGATTTCGCTGTCGATTTATACAAAGTTGTTGAGTGGATGCCTGAAATTGGTCATGGTTTCCCTGCCTGTCCCATTGAAAACATCGGTGAATATGACACCTTTTCGACGGTGACGACATTCTTGACGCATGCTTTTGGCGCCAACTGGCAAACACGGCTCATGCACAACGCAGGCAACGCGCTAATTGAGGCCATTTCGAACTTGAATGTCGGAGTTGGTAGAAAGTCAACTGGATACAAACCGCGGATAACCTTGTAACTGTATATAACTTTATGTAATTCTGTGTTTTTTATGTCGTACCAAAATTGTGTATTCATGTGTTTTTTGTGTTAAAATGTGTTGTTCCCACATCCACTGTTGCAGCAGTGTGAAAGCTTTTTATTACCGTCACCACACGGGATCCTACCGCAATGTAGCAAAACTGCCGAGACCACCAGATTCCGCCGCCTGGCTCGAGGTCCACAGGATATTATGGCACAGTGACGTAGACTCCGTCATTAAATACTAGTCATCGCACGGAGTGCAAACGGGTGGGGGACCACTAACCCCCAATCAAACATTACCACCATGATCACCTCTCTTTTACCGCGTCTAGAATGCTCTAGTGCCGTTACCGGTCGCCAAACGGTAGCGTATTATATGTATGGCATTGTGTGTTTGTATGTTGTCATGTTTGTTGTCACAGAGAACCCTACCCTCTGGACATTTGTATGGTGTGTAATTTACATTCTACATTGGTTGTGCTGCAACACTGCCTATGTGGTATCCCAGTTTATCCTTTATGTTTTCCTCTTTTTCAAGAAGCGTTTGGTCAACCGAAACCATCGCTCTTGTCATAAACCCCAAAACACTACATCATTACGCGTCTGCGCTGTAGTATCCTGGTCGATCACAACGATCAATGGTAACAACGGTGAGTGGACAAACACGGACGATCTTGACCACGCAGATCGGGTCCGGTTGAATCGAGAAGCTCGCAACCACCGATTTGCAGTGAATCCCGGCATTGGCAACAGGGGTCGCGTCAGGTATGGTCCACCACTGCCGCGACCTCACCAACAAGTTGCACCTCCTCCCGAAGAATACGAAGAGTTCGACGATCTTCCAGAGGATGAAGTTCCTCTACTAGGAGCGAGGAACCATGAACAACCGGGACGAGACGTACCACCGCTCAGACATGTGGTGAACCCGTTGCACGAGCCAGCACCTGTTCCACCACCAGTTGCACCACTCCCCAGACCCCATGGTATACTAGCTCCGGCCGCTGAGTTACAAGAGGCGCCACCTCGTGGAGCGGATAACGCGGATGCTCCGGCAGCGGAAGAAGATGTAGTCGGAGACGCTCCGATTGATCAACCAGTTGTCATCGATATAGGCGAAATTGACGCTGTCCTTTACTCAAGAGGGGCATCATACATACCGTCCGGTTGGTGCATGCGCCTGTTCCAAGCATTATGGTTGATCATTAGAATCTTAGTCGTGTTCGGTTCCTTCGGGTTCGTTGTTTACCAACGTATCGTCACTGATGATTCACGATACAATTTGGCCATCATAGCGTGGTTATGTATGGCTTGTTGGTACATATTACGCAACTTGCCTTCTGATTACTTCGTCGGGAGCGCACCAGGAGACCTTACCACATGGGCCACATCGGAAGTGAGTCTAATAGAAACGACTAAAGTCGGAGAGAGAACGCATGGTTACTTACCCGGTCTCAACTATAATGAGAAATACACCGAGAGAATATCCATGATGTTCCTTAATACGTTGCGGCGTAAACACCCGGGTATCAACTGCCACGCTGAGATGGTCAACATTTGTTTGAACACCATTCAGCACACACACCCTGAGGAGTACATCGCAAATTACCAAACTGCCAACAACACAGCACTCTACTACTACCAGGAACGCATGCGTTACTCGGTACGCGCTAATAGGGTCGTTGTGAATGGGCGCAACCTTTTAGGTAGCGCCTAGGGTGTTGGCAGCTCCGTCGGAGGCATCCTTCGGAGTGGGCCATATCGCATCATCACTAGTGTATGCCACGTCACCCCAGAATACTACGCTAATGTCTACAAGTTTCGGGTCGAACGCAGGTCAGATTTTATATTACCTCGTGTCGATCCACCAAGCCTCATCGGCGAAACTGATCCACCAGACTTGACTTACCGTACATGCTTTGGGCCGAGCTTTTCGCATGACGGTGTAATCTGGGGTTTGAGCGATTGGAACATCTCCAAGGCACTCATCAGGCAGACTTTCTTGGTCACGTCACCTGATGAAAATGGAATAAATCAAGAATTATGGAGGAATACCAAACGCTTCACACTCACACGACGTGTGAGACGTTTGGAATTTATGTTTAGAGAACACGTGAGGTTATGTGAGTCATTAGCACCCACTGATTATCACGATGGACTCATCGAGTATGCTAAGTCCACACATCCGAAACGTAAACTTCGGGAACGTGCCCTCGCTGAAGTAGTGAATGTCAACCTATGGAATCACGACTCATGGTTGACAAAACCCATCAAGGGTAAACTCAAACGCTTCGAATGGGCAAAACCGGGCAAAATCCCAAGATTGATTTGCGACCTTGGAGTTGTTGCATCGTTGGTCATGGGATTTGCAGCGAAACGTATTAAAGGCCACTTGGAGTCATTCAACCGAGACTTTGCGAATAAGGTTGAGTTTATACCAAAACCTACACACTCGGTTCTCAACAAAGTGTTCAGTCAACTTATCAATCCTGTTGGTAAGTCGTATTTCGCTGCACACAGTGACGACAGCTGTTTTGCTGCACACTGTCTTGACGGTGTTTTCAGATGCAACATGGACATCTCATCATGTGATGCCACCCACACAGGGTACATGTTTGAGTCGTTCATGAACGCTATACCCGATGAGTTAGCACTCAAAACATATTTGCGGAAAGGACTAAACCAACTCAAAGGCAAATTCCACATCAGTACTGTGGACGGCAAGAAGAAATTGAGATTGGTCGTCAACCCACGTTACGACGATGAAGAAGGATTGGAACAAAATCCATTTTGGTTGTTCTTGGCGAGTGGTTCCACCTGGACTACAGCCATTAACACTTGGGCTAATTTCTTGATCCACGAATCGCTAGCGATGGTCAACTGGGGAGAAGTCCGCAAGGAAGATGCGGCAGCCATGGTCGTGAACCAGGCACGGCATGCAGGATATAAGGTGACCTGCGAGGTAGCCGACATTGTGCAGAAATTGCAGTTCTTAAAACACTCACCTACCTCGAACGGTGAGGCATTTCTGAATTTAGGGGTGATCCTGAGAGCACATGGTATATGCCATGGGGATTTACCCGGAAGTCGTAAAGAGTCGTTCGAAACTCGTGCCAACCGGTTTGCCGCCGGTGTCGCCACAGGTTTCAAACATGCTGGAAAATCGAGCTTCACCACTGTTATGACTGAGAAGTACAACTTTGGAGAAGCCATTTTTACTAGTGTGTTCACTAAAGATGCACATGATAATTACGATTCCGTAGGAGAAGTCATCGTCTCGGACGATGACATTATGCTCAGGTATGGGATATCACACAGCCAGTTGATGCACTTGTGCAACTTGTACAAGAATGCTGGCGTGGGTGATATAATTCGTTGCGAAGCAAGTGATAGGATACTGAACTTGGATTATGGACTTGGTCAACCCATTATACATTCAACTTATCTCAATTGCGAGTTACGTGGCGAATGGTGGCGAAGTGGTTCTTCACACCAACTCCGGCCGACCGGTGACGGTTAGCCAATCTGTC